TTACTAACTATAACTGATAAGGAGTTAGAATTCTGGAAAAGAATAGATGTTTCTCCTACTTTTATGTTTGAGGAGTATGGAATAGATGATGAATTCTCATATGACGAAAAGTCCCAAAGGTCGATAACTTAATGATTTATTAAGACTTTCTGCCTCTATACCTTTATTTTCTAGTTGTTTAAGATTACTTAATCTTTCTAACCTTAAATCCAATTGTTCCAATAATTTAAGTTGTTCTTCTTTACCTTCACTTAATAAACTATCATAGTCCATAGTTAATTCAGCTTCAGGAACTTTTAATGCTCCACTGAATTTACCCCTTACCCTACCTAACGCTTCCTTAAATAAGGATGTTAAGTATCTCCTTACCCAAACCCTTGTTGGTTCGTTTAAATCAGAATAACGTAATTTAGAAAGTGGTACTTCATTTGGTAATTTTATAATGTCAGGATTATCTATTAAACATTGATCCCTATCGTCTCCAGAATCGTAGTAGTAATACCATACTTTAGTACCTGCCAAACCTATTTGACTACCTACTAAACCACCTCCAGCAAAAGATAATCTACTACCAGGTATTGGCATAAGGTGTAACAATCTAGTCCCATTTGGTCCCGCAGTAACTTTATAAGTTAATTCACTTCTTAATAATTTCGATTTTAAACTAAAGTCAGATGCTCTAAGTAATACATCGAAAGCTGGTGCAACATAGAATCCACCATTACCTAATCCACCACCTTGTCCCCAACCAGCGAAAGGAACTTGTCCGAATCCACCACCGAATCCGTAATCTCCAAATCCCGCAAATGAATACAATGCGTGATCTGTAGAGTTAGGTGTTATCCACATAATTTCATTAATTTCCCTACCAGCTGGAACTTGATACACTTGTTGATTAGCAACAACAGTTACGTAATCTTTTTTCATTTCCCAAGGTCCTCTGGTTTGTAACCCAACTTGTTTAGAATAGGCGTAAGCAAATCTAGACTCAAAGTCTAATGACCTAGTAGTTAAAGCGAATGCAATATCTGTATTATTTACATCATTACCCAATAATGAAGACCATTGATTTTCTATTAACCAATCTTGTACTCTTTGAGCGTAATCTTCTATAGAAGTTTCTAACAATGAACACATTTGGTCCCAATCTAATTCAATTTTTCTAATAGGGGCACCCAACCTATGTTTGATCATAGTGAATAATTCTTCTTTTATTTGGTCATTTAGTGGTGCGGGCATAATTGATGTGTTTATTAATAAATATTGCGATATTTATTAAATGATGAAAAATGTAATAAGAAAAATATTAAAAGAGGAAAGTGATTTAGATCAGAATGGTAATGATATCGCGGTTGGTTTGTCTCATAAGGCAATGAATCATTTAACTGATGCTCTTAGAGCAATAGAGTCAGCGTTACAATACGCAGACGATGAAGAGTTAATAGATGGGTTAGAAAGTATTAGATCATCACTACTTAGCGGTGCTGGTAGACAAGAAGGGTTTGCATCGGAACACGATACAGAATATGATAATATCATAAATGTGTTAGGTGACTTAATTGCTGACAATAGTCAAGATAACTACAACTTTAATCTGAATGGTCCGGGACCTAAAGCACCTGAAGGTGAGTTTTAATTTGCACCACTGCCTCATCGATAGTGTTAAATGACTTATCAGGTAAAAAAGCTGTTTTATCAATTAATACTGCTGGTAGTAAATCGTTCTTAACTTTTTTAGAAAATGATTTATATAGTTTTTCATTTTCATCTACATCGATTTCTACAAAATCAATTTTATTCTCGGTTAATTTATTTTTAAGTTTGTCGCAGTGTGGACAACCTTTCATAGAAAATACTTTAATTTCCATAGTCTATTTTTTTAAAAAATTCTGTTATTATATCGGTTTCACCCATTATTGTTCCTATTACTTTTTTCTTTTCATTTAATATATTCCACACTAAAGTGTCAATAGTATCATCTATTAACATATAATAAATATTAACAGTTTCCTTTTGCCCAATTCTATATGCTCTATCTTCAGCTTGTTCGTGTGTTCCAGGTACCCAATCTAAAGAATTCATAATTACAATTTCAGCTTTAGTTAGAGTTAATCCCACCCCAGCAGCTTTAATTTGTCCAACAAAAACCATACAACTATCATCTTCTTGAAACCTATCTACCGCATGTTGTTTTTTAGCGTCAGACATTCCTCCCCTAACACAAACACATTTATCACCGAAATGGTTAATAAAAGAATCCATTTCATCATTAAAGTTACAAAATATAATAGTTTTTTTATTTGATTCTAAAGCTTCTTCTGTTTTTTCTATAGTATAAGGAACAGTTTCCATAGCGATAAATGTCCTTAAAAGAGTCATCTCAACTAGATCTTTAGCTGGGTTACCTTTTTTACCATCCAACTTACGTTGTTCCATATATTCATTCCAAACGTTTTTATATCCATCTACATTTTCTAATTCTAAATAAACTGGTGTTATTAATTTTTCAGGTAAATCTAAAACGTGTTCTTTTTTTCTTCTTAAAATAGTTCTTTTTGTTTTTGAAGATAATTCTTCTAGGTTAGAAGCACCATTGGTTACCCATATAAACTTACCCCCTTTTTTAAATCTCATACCTTCACAATAGGTTTTGGCGTAATGAACCCAATTATTTGTAACTGGTGAGTCTATTATAGATAATAAATTAAAATAATCCATTGGTCTATTAGCAATAGGTGTTCCTGTTAGTAACCACACTCTCTCTGTTTTAAATCTTTTGGATATATCTTTTAATATTTTACCTCTAATACTTTTATGGTTTTTCACATAATGAGCTTCATCTAAAATTATTAAATCAGGGTTAAATTCTACAATCTCCCTTCTTAATTCCCAATCTTCATATTTTTTACCCTTTTCTTCTATAGTGTGGAAATTCTTTAATATATCGTAATTAATAATTGTAAATCTATCAGGATCCCAATGTTTTCCTTTAATGATTGAGACATCTTCACAAAAATTTTCTATCTCCCTCATCCAATTTATCTTTAATGATGATGGACAGACAACTAAAATTCTTTCGGCATCGATTTCCAACGCAGCTACTATTGATTGATATGTGTTATGTGTGACTATCCCATGTTCTGTTACATATAGATGGTCTTCAGCACCAACTTGAATACAAACAGATTCGCCTTGTTTTTCTAATTTTATATCTTTAATATATCTACCAACTTTATATTTCTTTGGTTGGAGGTACTCACCAGACTTTCTTTTAAGTCTGAATGGGTTAATATCGTTTGAAAATTTAATATTCAATCTATAAACTCTTTTACCTTCTTTTTTCTCCCCTTTATAATGGTATGTTGGTATTCTACTTTTTTTTCTAACAATACCACCAAGACTATGGACAATTTCAGATACGTCATCTGCAAGTTGTTCAGATACTGTAGAGTATTCGGTACCCGTAAAGTTACCCTTCTTACTTTTCATACAGTGACCATCAGTATCCATAAGACCTTGTAAGATAGATACCCTATCTTCTATACTCGAATACTTATAAATGTCAGGAATAAACTTAGTGTGAGACCTTGTTTGGTTTAAATTTAATTCTTTAAGTGATTCACCTAATTTAATGTTACAACTCCGAACATTTCTATGTGGTTTACATTCAGTTATTAATTGACCTTTAAATACCTCTTCAAAATCATCTTTATGTATATCAACTTTTACTGAACTATTTTTAATGTGACCATCACCCAAACAAACACCTAACAAATAAGGTTCAATAGGTAACACACTATCATCACTAAACTCTATAGGTTTTACTATTGGTATTTGCCACTTATTTTGACCATTAGATGTTTTATAGTAGGTTTTAAATTTATACCCCCTCTTTTCATTCCACCCCTTACCTTTTACATTTAAATTTAATTCAGTATCTAACATTTGCTCGACACTAATCGTGTGGTATTTATTTTCTCTATTTTTACTATTATCACCACTATTACAACTACTAACAGTGAACAAATGTTCTTTACTAACTAAAACTGAATAACCATCATTAAAGGTTACTCTATATAAATCTTTGACTCCTTGTGGGTAAACAGCTTCAACAATTACTGGTTTACCATCGGAACCGATAACATAATCACCATTTTTTAATGTTCCTATTTTTTGTCTACCTTTAGGTGTGAATACTTGATTATCAACGAATTCACATTTCCCGATCCCCATATCGTCAGCTAAAATACACTTTTTATTCTTCAATAAAAATTCAATACCCTCTTCTTGATGTTTAAACGCTCTCCACCCTCTTTTATCTATTTTTTGGTATTTCTCATAGTCAACCTCCACTTCAATCTCTTCATAATGTATGTCAGATAGTAATTGTGTTTTTGGTATCCATATAAGTTTTACGTCTTTTTGGTTTTTATATAACTTACATATAATATGAATGGCTTTATCAGACTCCGCTAATAAAGTTTCTAACAATATTTTTTTAGGTGGGTTTTTTAATTTATGTTCTTCTTGTAGTTGTTCTGAAAAATAGTTGGTTAGTTCAATAACCTTGTCCATTTTTTTTGGTTCGACAGAATAATAATTTTTTACGTATTTTGATTGACTATTGGTTAGAAAATATTTTTTTTCAGATATCATTTTTTTCTTCATATATGTTATATAAGGGTTTTTACCCTCATAAGTCATGAGCATAGATTCTGAATCGAGATTATTAATATCTTTAATATCTAACATTATTACAATAATAGACATTTTTTTCATAAAAAGAAATATTTATCTATAAAAGAATATGCAATCTAATAAAAAAGTACCAATAGAAAGACTTAATAAGTTTTTTTCTCAAGATGATTTTGACTTGGAAGTTGGTTTTGGAAGGGAATGGTTAGAAGGTGATATAAATATAAAGGTAATACTTTATCAAGTTGACAGGGTAGAAACTACTAATGATGATATTTATGGTGAAGCGGCTAAAGAAGACATAATGTTTAAACCACCTATAGAAATTCCCGTTAGTTTTAATATGGTAGCGCCAGCTAATAAAAGTTACAATACTGATGGGTCTATGAGATATTTAGAGTATGGTACGGTAACACTTGGTGTGTATCAAGAACAATTAAATGATTTAGGGGTAGATATAAATTATGGGGATTATATTGGATACCCAGAAAATGAAACAAATATTAAATATTTTACTGTAAGTAATAATGGTAAGATATTTAGTGATAATTCTCATACTATTGGTGGGTATAAGGGTCTTTATAGAACAATAACATGTGTACCAACTGATTTAGACGAATTTAACGGAATGTAATATGGGTTTACCAAAGAATTATAGAAAATACTTAAATATTTCACCACATAAACAAGGTTTAGAACAAAGACAAAGTATTCTAGATGATATCGCTAATCAAGGTACCTATTTACCTAAAGGTATTCTTCATGAAGATATGGATGGGGAGATGATCAATTATGTGGATAACGATATCGATGTATCTTTAGCTGGTGAAAAGGTACCAGTTATATTTTTAAGTATACAAAGATGGGCTGAATTTACCAAAACTTGGCAATATTCCGACATCAATAAAAATATAAAATTACCTTTTATTACAATAGTTAGAAAACCTGACCCACAAGTCGGTACTAATTACGCTGGAAGTTTTAATATACCTGGTAGACCAACATTCACCTATATGAAGGTACCCACTTGGGATGGTAACATAAAGGGTTATGATATGTATAAAATACCACAACCCATTTCAGTAGATATAACATATGAAGTTAGGTTGTTTTGTAATAGAATGAGAGACCTAAATAAAATGAATAGAAAAATATTGACTTCATTTTCTGCGGGTGAAAAATATATTAGAGTTAATGGTCACCCTATACCGCTATTATTAGATAGTATAGGAGATGAAAGTGTAATAACTAACTTAGACGAAAGAAAATATTACGTTCAGTTGTATACTATTAAAATGTTGGGATATTTATTAGATGAAGACGATTTTGTTGTAACACCCGCTGTTAATAGAGCCATTAATTTTTACGAAATTAGTGAGAATTTATATAGGGCTTCGTATCAAGTTGAGGCGGATGACGAAAAGAAAACAATTTGTATTAACGTAATATTCCAAAGAGGGGTAAATAACGTTACGATACCTATTGAGATTGGTGCGACTTATAATAGTATAACAGCTACAAATTCGGATTCAGAGGTTATAAAAGTGAATGGGTTGGAGGTGACGACCCCATTCAGTGTAGTGAATGGAGATTCATTATATATAAAGGTAAATAAATCTGATGCGAATATTTCATCAGAAGTTGAAATAAGTGGAACAATATCATGAGTAGTTGTGATGAATCAAACATAAAAAAGAATTATATTGTACAAGCACCTACGGATTTTGATATCCTTAGTGCGTGTACTGGGTTTTATACAAATAATATATATAACTGTACTGGTGATACTTTAACTTTACACAGTACAACAGTTTCTGCAAACACAGTCAACGCCTCTGTTTATTTAAGTGGTGGGACAAATTTATTAGATATATTTGGGTCTTTAGATAATTACACTACTGGCGCAACGTTAGTAGGTACCGAAGTTGTTTTTGATAGAACTAATCTATTAAGTGCGTATACTTTAAATTTATCCACTTTAGTCGATAATAACACGTTTGTCACTGGATTTACTTATGATGACGCTAATACATTCACAATAAGTGATAATAGTGGGTCAACATTTAATGCAACATTTAATACCGTTACTGGTTTAACCGTTACTGGTGGGTTAAGCGCAACAACATTATCAGCTTGTACTGGTATCTACACATCTAATTTATATGGTTGTTCACCAATAACTGTACACGATAGTATACAAAGTAGTAGTTCATCAGCTACAGGATTAACTTCATTTGCCTTCGGAACCGGCGCACAAGCATATGGTGATTATTCTCACGCTGAAGGTAAAAGTACAACCGCAATTGGAGAAAATTCACATGCTGAAGGTAATCTTACAACTGCAAGTGGTAAGAATTCACATGCTGAAGGTCTGAATACAACTGCGGGAGGGTTTTATTCACACGCTGAAGGATCAGGTTCAGAGACAATTGGGACTGCTTCTCATGCTGAAGGTCTGAATACAACCGCAAGTAATCAGGGTTCTCATGCTGAAGGTGGTTCTACAACCGCAAGTGGTTTATATTCTCACGCTGAGGGTAAAGATACGACAGCAAGTGGACATTATTCTCACGCTGGCGGTAGAGGAATCAATAGTAGTCAAATTGTCGCAAGTGGTGAGACATCATTTGTACACTTTCGGGTTGCTACTGGTGGTGGTTTTGGTCCTAATCATGGCGCTTACGGTGATTATTCAGCAATTCTTGGTGGTAACGACCATAATATAGGGTATGGTAGTACAAGTTCAGGTATATTCGCTGGTTCTGATAACATAATAAATGACAATGTATTAAGAAGTGTTATATTAGGTGGAAGTAATATCACAGGAACAACAGACGATACCGTTTATGTACCTAACTTAAATGTTAATCTCATTGATAATGACGATTCTTTAACTCAAATACTCTCCAGAGATAGTTCTGATGGAACAATAAAATATAGAGATGTAAGTTCTATTATCGGAGCAGCTTCAGCAGATACATTTGTTACAGGATTTACTTATGATGGTGTCAACACATTTACAATAAGTGATAATAGTGGTTCGACATTTAACACTAGTATAAATGTATTGTCAGCAACAACAATATCAGCAACAACTTATTTCGGAGATGGTTCTAATTTAAGTGGTATAGATAATTTCTATGTTAGCGGTGGTTCATATAATGATGGGACAACATCAATTGACTTTAGTGGTAATAGTGTTGAGACTACATTTAGTGTGTCATTAAGTGGTATCAGTTCTAATATCGATATTTATAATACTTACTTCGTCTCACCAACAGGTGACGACTCAACTGCGGTTAGAGGTGATTTACACAATCCGTTTAAAACAATAACCGCAGCTAGAAATAAAGTGGTTGCTGAATTATCTGCATCAACAGTAACTGGTGATACGCTTATTTATGTATATCCTGGTAACTACACCGACCAAGAAGTTCAATATGAGAATGGTAATTTCTATTTTACACCGAACACAGTTGTTACACTAGTTCAAAATACAACTGCTAATAGAACAGACGTATTTCGATTGGGGACATCTTTAGTGAATACATCTAATATCTATTCAGCCAATACCTGTAACATTTACGGTCAAGCTAAATTCATTGTTTCGGCTAGTACCGATAATGATGTAGGTGGTGGTGTAATTCAAATGCTTGGTAACTCTAAATCACATTTTGAGTGTGATTCAGCTTATGGTAGTAAAGGGACATTATTCTCTACATTTGGGAATTCAGAATTAAAATTAAAGGCTAATGAATTAGAATTAGAAGCTAACGATTACGTATTAACCTTTAGAGAATCTTCTAAAACATTTATTGATGTTAATAGAATTAAAGGTGGTACTTTGGGTTGGGCTGTTTATTATTTCGGGTTCAACGGACAATCAATATTAAATGTAGATGAATTAGTCGGTGGTAAAACATTTCAACCATTAGGGTTTCGAAGTGTTAGTGATGGTGCGGAAATAGTATTAAATATTAATAAATTATCTCACGAACCAAATACATTACCTAATACCCAATGGTTAATTAATAATACATCACAAAGTGGTGGTAAGATTACCTATAATGGTAATATGAATGGAGTCAATGGTGGTATTATATATGGTACTACCGCTAGTGGTGGTGAATTTAATTATAATGGTGATATATTAGTTGGTAACATCGCAATACTTCAAGGTTTCCCAGGTGTGAGTAGTACAGACCATAAGTTTAATTTTAACGGTACAATCTCTGTTAGCGGAAACTCAACAACCCCAACTTTATTTAATGGTGGTACAATAACTCTTAATGGTTCTTTATTAGATTTAGGTGGTACTGGAACCAATGGTATTAGTACAACTAGTTCTACTGATTTAAGGGTTGATAACTTTAGGGTTGAAGGTGTTACTACAAACTCGATTATCGGTTCTGGTAATGTTGATATATTCAACTCGCTTTATATAGATAAGCCAATCGGAGGTACTGTTACAACAACAGGACAATACATATTTACAGGTACAACATATGATGGTGATTTAAATATATATAATACACCAACAAACGATAATTTATTAACAGAAATATTAGGTAGAAATTCGTCTACTGGTGATGTCGAATACAGAGACGTTCAATCAATAATAAGTGCAGCTACATCACAAGATACATTTGTCACTGGTTACACATATGACGATGCTAATACATTTACAATAAGTGATAATAGTGGTTCTACATTTAGTGCGACTATTAACAACGTTACAGGTTTAACAGTTAATGGTGACTTATCCGCAACAACAATATCGGCTTGTACTGGTATATATACATCTAATTTATATGGTTGTTCACCTATTACGGTAAATGACAATTTAATATTATTAAGTGGTTTAACTTTTCCTTCGATAACTCAAGATAATTCATTAACACAAATACTTTCCAGAGATAGTTCTGATGGAACAATAAAGTATAGAGATGTTCAATCAATAATAAGCGCAGCTACATCACAAGATACATTTGTTACTGGTTTTACTTATGACAATATCAATACATTTACAATAAGTGATAATAGTGGTTCGACATTTAACGCTAGTATAAATGTATTATCCGCAACAACAATATCGGCAACAACATTTTACGGAGATGGGTCTCAGTTATCTGGAATAACACATACAACAGACACATTTATAAGTGGAGGGACATATATTGACGGTGGTATTGGATACAATTCCAATTCAATCGATTTAGATAATAATACTGGGGGGACTGTTACCATAACCAGTGTAAGGGATACCTACTTAACTGGTCAAACATTTAATGAAAGTAATTATGAAATAACATCAACACTTAATGATGGCACTTCTTTAATAAGTGATTTATCTATCCTCTCAACCGATATGGTTGTTACTGGTGGTACTTATGACATTAATAATGGTGTAGTAACCTTCACTAATAACTCTGGGGGCACATTCAACGTTTCAGGGTTTACTTCTGGAATGACTGATAGTTTTACTGTAGCGGCCAATATTAGTGCTAGTACAGAAAGTATTACCTTTGACAATAATTTAACAGGTTCTAATTTTTATAATGTTAGTCTTACACCATTATTAAGTGGTAAAACTAATAATAGTACTTTTAACACATATACCTCTGATACCCAAACGATATTAGATAGTAAAGTTGAAGATGGTGCTAATGTCGGTAGTGGTGCTGGCGAGATATTCTCTGGTAAATCTGGAACAACACTTAACTTTAGAACACTTTCGGGTGGTTCTAACACAACATTAACAACTGTTGGTGATGTTGTTAAAATAGATGTGGCGGTACCCTCTGGAGATAACTTCTTCTCAACGGCTGGTACCGTTACACAATCAGCCACAACTGGTGATACGGCAATAACCTTACAAATAGTTGGGACTAGTGGGTTTTCACCCTACTCAATAACAGGTATAACAGATACTTTTGTAAATGATTTCACATTTAGTTCGAATACGTTTACAATAACCCAAAATGATGGTAGTAGTTTCGATAGTAGTCTTGAAACGATTGAATTAGGTAATATATTAAGTGCGGTTACCTTTAATATAGGTACCTCTGGAAGTATATCAGCGACAACATTTAACGGTGATACGTTTAGTGGGGGTACTTTCTATGGTGATGGTACTAATTTAAGTGGTATAGATAATTTCTATGTCACAGGTGGTACAGTAACTGGTGAAACAACAATTGTACTTAGTAGGACTGATAATGTTAATGTGTTAGTTACTGGGGTTACAGGTAGTGATTTATTCAATACATACACTGGTAATACTGAGACAGTTTTACTTACTAAAGTTGATGGTGGTAATAATGTTGGTGGGGCAACTGAAATATTTAGAGATAAAACAGGCACAACACTTAACTTTAGAACACTTTCGGGTGGAACTAATACAACGGTTACAACTATTGGTGATGTTAATAGGGTTGACGTATCATTACCGACTGATTTAAACACTTTTGTCACTGGGTTTACATATAACGATAACAATACATTTACAATAAACGATAATGTAGGTTCAGCGTTTACCGCAACAATTAATCAAGTAAGTGGTTTAACCGTAAATGGAACCTTATCCGCAACAACTTTAGATGGTGGTATAATATTAAGTGGTGGGACTAATTTAACTACAATAATAGAAAGCTTGGATACATACGTTACTGGGGGTACGGTTTCAATATCGGCAACTACCAATACAAATTCAGCAACAATAGGGTTATCATATAAAAATTCTGAAGGTGTTCCCCATACATTACCTTTTGACGATACGTTTACAACTGGTGCAACATATGATAACGGAACTGCGTTAGTAACTTTTGACAAAAATGATGGTACTAATTATTTTTTAAATTTATCCACAATAGATGTTAACGATACGTTTGTTAGTGGTGGAACATACAATGACTCAACAGACATTATTACATTTACAAATACAAGTGGTGGTACTTTTAATGTTACAGGAATTACAGACACATTTGTAACAGGAGGAACTTATAGTAGTGGAACGACATCATTAGATTTTAGTGGTAACACTGGGTTTGTCCCATTTAGTGTAAATGTTTCTGAATTAATAGATGATACAAACACATTTGTCACAGGGTTCACTTATAACGATACTAACACATTTACAATTAGTAATAATAACGGAACTAACTATTCTGCTTCGATCGATATAATGTCTGGGTTGACAGTTAATGGTGATATTTTATGGGGTGACCCAACCGCACTATCACTTAACACAACGGTTAAAAAATCTATAAATTCGGGATTATCAGAAATTTATTCAATACCCGTAAGTGCTTACACTGGTGGGTTCTTCGAATATACTGTAACTGGGTCTGGTGCTAGAGCTGGTTCTATTATGTCAATATTTAGTGGGACATCTATTGATTTTAATGAGACAACAACAAACGATATAGGGGACACAAGTGGAATTACTTTTGATATGAATATATCTGGTGGTACTGCTAACTTAACTGTTTCAGCGACAACAAATAGTTGGGAAATAAAAACAATTGTAAGAAGTATATGATAATAACACATAACGGAACCATATTAACGAATGATGGGGTTGTTATAACTAAGTCGGATATTGAGCCGGTAGACCCAGATTTTAAGTTTACTATTGACACTACTTTTATTGACGCAACTACAATTACTGATAATCATTCTTTTCAGCTTAAATTACAGAATGGGTCAACTGATGTTGTAATTGAATGGGGTGATGGAAATTCAGATGTTGTAACATCTAACATTGACCCAGTTTTAGTACATGATTATGGGATTGGTAATGAAGGTGTTTATCAAATTGTAATTAAGGGCTCCTTTGAAGGTATTGGTAATCCACCTCCACCTGGTGGTGGTGCCAATAATACAGATGGGGGTAAGTGGTTGTCTCTTGATAATTGGGGTACAAACTCCTTTAATAATATGAAACAATCATTTGAAAAGTGTGCAAATATGGTTGGTAATTATACCGATACACCAAACACTTCTTCATGTACCGATATGAGTTTTATGTTTAGGAATTGTTCTAATTTTAATAGTCCAGTTAATTTTGACACATCTTCATGTACTAATTTGGAAGGTGCTTTTTTAGATTGTACATTATTTAATCAACCAATCAATTGGAATACACAAAATGTAGTTAGTTTTTTCAGATGTTTTTACGATTGTTCAAATTTTAATAGTCCTGTAACTTTAAATGGGTTATTAAATGCTGATAATGTAGCGTCAATGTTTGACAGATGTACTAATTTTAATTCACTGGTAACCCTTTCTACTCCATCAAATATTACCAATATGGGGGCTATGTTTCAAAGTACCTCATTTAATCAAGATGTCAGTGATTGGGATGTGAGTAATGTTACTAATATGCGATTTATGTTTGCTACTTCTCCATTTGACCAAGACCTAAGTAACTGGGATATTTCAGCTATGCTTGTTCCTGGAGCTGGAGGTAGTGCTAATAGGATGTTTTATGGGACATGTTCATTTTCAACTGCAAACTATGATTTACTATTAGTAGGTTGGAACGCTTATGTAGTACCAGGAACAACTGGTATACAATTTGATGCATGTAATACAAAATATTCAGCAGGTGCTCCAGCAACAGCAAGAGCGAATATGATTAGTTTTGAGTGGATTATTGGGGACGGTGGTCCGGTATAAAAAAAACAAATACACCATAATATTATGATTTTAATTAAACCTACATATTTATAATTAAATAACATTTAAACTACTGGATAGGGAAAGTAATTAAAGAATGGCACACGAATTTGTAATAAAGAATGGATTTATCTCCAAGGGGGATTCCATTGTAAGTGGTTCACTATCTGGTGAAACATTAAACCTTACCACAACACCATCAAACGATAATTCACAAACACAAGTATTAGTTAGAAATAATACCACTGGTTTAGTAGAATATAGAGACGCATCAACATTTAGTGGTGCTTCCGATACAAATACTTTTGTAACAGGATTCACATACAACGAAAACAACACATTTACAATAAATGATAATGTAGGTTCAGCGTTTACCGCAACAATCAATCAAGTAAGTGGATTGACGGTTAATGGTACCTTATCCGCAACAACATTAGATGGAAATACAATACTTAGTGGGGGTACTAATCTTTTAACTATAATAGAAAGTTTGGATACGTATGTTACTGGTGGTACGTATAGTGATATAACTGATGTAATTACATTTACAAATACAAATGGTGTCCCATTTAATGTTACTGGTGTTACAGATACCTTTGTAACAGGATTTACATGGAACCCCTCAACGTTTGATTTAACAATAGAACAAAATAATGGTATTACAGATGAAACAGTTAATTTATCTATTTTATCTTCAGATGTTTATGTCCTTAGTGGGGTATATAGCGCATCAACTGGTGTTGTAACATATACAAATTCCACAGGTGGGACTTTTCAAGTTAGTGGTTTCACTACAGGAATGACAGATTCATACACAGTTAGCGCAAATCTTAATAGTGAATCGATTGAGTTTGTAAATAATTTACAAACTCCAAGCCCATTTTATAGTGTAAGTTTAACACCTTTATTAAGTGGTAAAACAAATAACACAACATTTAACGCATATACCTCTGATACACAAACTACATTAAATACTAAAATTAGTGGGGCAACAAATTTATCAACAACAGGTATATTCGGACAAAAAAATGGACAAAATTTAGAATTTAAAGGTATTACATCCACTGGTGGTACAGTAACTATTACAAATGATAGTACTAGTCTTAATTTAGATGTTACAATACCAGTTGATACTAATACATTCGTTACTGGTGGTACTTATAACCCATCCACCGTTAATTTAGATTTTAGTGGTAATAGTGGATTTTCAGCGTTTACTGTAGATGTGTCAGCTCTTAAAGATGATACAAATACTTTTGTTACTGGATTTACTTATAACGATGCCAATACATTTACAATAAACGATAACGCTGGTTCAGCGTTTACCGCAACAATCAATCAAGTAAGTGGGTTGACGGTTAATGGTATATTGTCAGCCACAACAATTAGTGGTGGTACTCTTTATGGTGATGGGTCAAATTTAACTGGTATATTAACACAGATAAACACAGGAAATGTTTTATGGGTAGATAATATATTCGGTAATGACGGTACCGCATTAGTTGATAGACAAGATAAACCTTGGTCTAGTATTGCTACGGCTCTTAGTAACGCAACCACAAATGATACAATTATGGTTAGACCTGGTGATTATGTTGAACCACCATTTACCTTAATTCCAGGTACTTCATTAATTAGTCAAGGTGGACCAAAGGTTACATTTATAAGTGGTTCTACAACAACGGGAAATTTTATAACAGTATCGGGTAGTTCTTATATGGAAGGGTTTACACTCTATACCCCAACCGATGATTCGGCAGCGTTATATTTCAATGACCCAACAGGTGATATTGTAACATCATTTCACAATGTACACTTTAAAGGTTCTAGCGTTTCTGGTGGTACTGGTGTTACATTAGGGAAAGGACTTGTGATGGACAGTGGATTAGGTAGTGGACCACCTCCAGCTAAAATTATTTATACTGAATTAAGATATGGTGGTGGACATTTAGACACTTTAGTTGAGGTTAATAAAGGTATTTTCACTTTGGATGGTATACACGTTCCAGGTGGACAAACAGTGAATAAGGGCATTCAAGCAAATGGTGGTAGATTACAGTTAACTAATGTTAATATAGGAAACGGTAATTGTAATACAGCAATAAGTGTTAGTGGAACCGCATCAAACACACCAGTTGTGGTTGGGTTCGGACTTAATTTATTTAACGTACCGACTGGTTTAGAAATAACGTCTAATTACTATGAGATTGAGTTACAAAACGGTAGGTTTGAAGCTGGTGTAGAAAATTTATTAATATCTAGTGGTTTAACTGGTGAGTTTGGTAAGTTGAACATGGTTAATTTCATAATGGATTCTGAAAAAATAGATGAACCTTATACTTGGGCAGATTCAGAACACACAATTTTTTATAGTGACATAGGTAATTCACAAAATGTGTCACCAATAATTAGAACACATGGTAACCTTGAAATAGGTCAACCAAATAGGGGTAGCTCGTTATCGGTAGGTCGTGGTACTGAATACCAAAAAGGTATGCACTTACACAGTAGCGGTACAACTGGAACCACTAATTTAATATTATCTGCTAAAACTAAAGGCGTTATTTGGTCATTTGAATCTTTAACTGCTGGTGAAGAACTATATATTGGGAGTAGCGAAAGATACCCTAATGGGGACTATGTTAACTGGTGTGGTTTTGAATTAACTTATACTGGGTCAACAGGTGGAACATATACAATTGAATATTATTCTGGTGGAACTTGGGTAGACATTAAATATCAAGTTACAAACCAAGAGTTTGGTTATAATTACTCAAATAATTTATTTCATAGAACTGTTGGAACAATAGAGGATGTTAGAATAGCCGTTCTTAAAAATAATGGTTGGTCGGAGTCAACAATATTTGGGCATACCGCTAAATGGGTTAGAATTACAATGGTAACCCCACCAGCATCATTACCACAATTTGACCTATTGTGGTTGGATGGTTCTCACACAGAAATAAATCAAAATGGTATCTCAACATATTATGGTAGTGCACTATATAGAGATACTTTATTATCTGCTGGTAATGTATTTGGAGAATCTGGTGGTGTTCTTAGTGCTTCAGTCCCAGTTGGGACTGGTGCACCAGCCCCAACTGGGTGGGACCACTCTATTAAGAATTCTAGATTAAATGGTAACGGAGACGCTATATATCTACAATCAGCATTGCCTAGAGGGTTATGTAGTGCGTACCCACTTAGGGTTAAAATATATTTTGGCCTTGACCCAGGTGATGGTGTTGCGATAACAAGCTCACCAGAATTAATAACTTCTTTTCTGGCTAAAGGAGCATCTGGAACCCTTGTCGCTGACCCATCTGGTGGTATAACTCCATTACCAAGAACTATAGAAAACACAACGACATTTACTTCTTCACCTGGCTCTTTTGTTACAAGTGACTTGGTAGAGGTAGGTAAACCAACTAACACATATGCTGATAAAGCCATGAGTATTCAAGATATTGAGTTCGATATTTCTGAGTCCTATGAAGGTGATGGTTTTTTATTGAGAATTGAATTAAATGACGATGGTACACCCAATCAAGATGTTATAATATTTGCTGTTGAAGTGGATGTGGTTAAATGGGCATTAGGTGAAAGAGTACAAGTAGAATAATATTTATTAGATATGGCAATAACAAATACATTATTATATAGACAAGATTTTACTGGAACTACGGTTACAGTGACACATAATTTAGATTTACGAGATATAGATTATAGAGTTGTGTGTAGTGGTGAGAGTAGGTCAGACTTAGTTCAAAATATGAATTTTACTGATGGTGACGAAAGAAATAGTTTTGTTATTGATTTGAAGTCTTATAATATAGGGTATATCCAAATTTTAGGTGGAGATATATATCCAACTAATTTACCATCACCAGAAAGTAACGTTAAATTGGTAGATGTTTTAGAAAATGAATTTTTATTAGATGTTTATCAGAGTGGCTCGACAACACAACTTAATAATTCTACATACACATCTATAGATTGGGACGCACAAGCAATTGTTGGGTCAAATTACACACATAGCGTTGGTGGGACTAATGTAAGGATTAATTCTTCAGGAACCTATCAAATAACATATAGTATTAGTTCTGATTATAATGCCAACACCAACCAAAGAAGAGTAGTTAGAAGTAGATTGGCTCTTGATGGTACTGAAATACCTAGAAGTGGTGGATATTCGTATCATAGAAGAACCGTTGAAAGTGAAGGGACTATAACTAAAACAATTATAACATCATTATCTGTTGATAACATTATAACACTTGATGCAATAATATATCACCCCACTAGTGGAACTATAACTAATGTGTCTACTATTGCTGAGGATAGTAATATAACAATAACAAAATTAAATAACGGATAATGATTAGTTTAAGTGCAAATACACCCACATTAATAAGTGATTTAAATTACACCTTCCCAGTTGGTTTAACTAGTTTGGTTAATCCTGGTGACCCTTTTGATTCTGACCAAATTAGAGCTTCTGATGATTTAGAAACCGCTCTTACTGGTGGTACTGTTAATGTTATTGATGGTGGTGGTGTAAACTTAACCACAATTAGAAATGTTGGGTTGGGTGATGTGAGTTCTGGTTATGCTGAAATTAGTGATGCTACGTTTGGTAATATTACGGTAACTAATACTATTTCTGCTACCACTATTATAATTAGTGGTACTACAGCGGAGTTAACTGATTCATATGTTACTGGTGCAACACTTAATGGAGATGTATTGGAGTTAAAAAGAAATGAGAACCTTGCGGATGTTACCGTTAACTTATCTCCAATTAATGGTACTGTCACTTCTGTTGGTGGTACAGGTAGTTTAAATGGTGTAACACTAGGTGGTACAGTTACTAGTAGTGGTAACTTAACTTTAGGTGGTACATTAGCTATAAATAATGGTGATTGGTCTGGAACTGATTTATCAATTGCGAATGGTGGTACAGGACAAGGTACAGCACAAAACGCAATAAATTCACTATCACAAGTTAGTAGTGCGACAAATGAACACGTTTTAACAAAAGATACCTCAACAGGAAACGCAACATGGAAAGCTGGTGGTAGTGGGGGGAGTACATTTGGTTCTGAATACCATTCTGATGAAGACTTGTCAGAACAAACAACAACCTCAACATCATATGTGAATGCATTAACCTTCACAACTAGTACGGTTCCAAGTGGAACTTATAGAGTAGGGTGGTATTATGAATGGAGGGGTAATACTGGTAGGGATTTTGAAGCTAGGGTACAGGTAGATAATTCTACCACTTTAATGGTGGTTAATATGGAGGCTAAAGATAATAACAATTGGTATGGTGTAGGTGGTTTTGGTAATATAACTTTTGGGTCAGATGATACACATACAATAGATTTTGATTTTGCTACTGAAAATAGTGATAAGACAATGAGAATAAGAAAATTAAGGTTAGAATTTTATAGAATAAGTTAAAACAATAGAAAAGGTATGAATTATAATTTATTTGGATATAACATAAGTGGCCAAACTGTTGGTACTGATTTAAATCATTGGCATGAAGAAGATTTAAACGGGAACGATGCATTTGTTTTGGTAAGTGGTCAAACCTTAAATAGTTACACTAATATAACGTCTATTGAAAATATGTCAAATTTTGGCGGTAACGCCATTGACACATACCAAACACAACAAAAGGGTGTTAGGTTATGTGGTTACGAAACTGGGTGGACAGCAATGACAGATACACAAAAAGATACTATAATTGATTGGTACGCCTATCCAGAAGGGTCAACAGAAATTATTACTTATTTAGTGGTTACAAAGGGGATGCCACAAAATGAAGCTGAAAGTTATTTAATAGATAAATGGCACACATATTGGAATAGTTTTTTAGAAGATTGTCCAGAAAGATGGAGTAACGCAGCTAAAGTTACTGTAGGGTATTTACCATTTAGTGGAGCTTCTATGTTAATGGATACAGTTAATGTTTTGGTCGATAAATATATTGTCGCTGGGAGATTGGGTATTGGTTACGGTGACACCAGTGATGGTTTAATGAATTTTATTATGTCATCAAGTGGTTACGTTGGTAATGGTATGGAAGAATATTGTATATCACAAGGATTTGTATTAAAGAAAGGTGATTATAATAGTTTTAGATTAGATTTACAAAGTACACTTATTGACCCATATTTCTGGCCAGAGATAGAACAATACATTTAGTCTTTATTTTTTTTAATGGTTAATTATTATATTTAAACGTAAAAATTTTATATGGAAGAACGTAGTGAAATAAACCGAGCACTCATTGTTAGCGGTGGCGGTAGTAAGGGAGCCTTCGGTGGTGGTGTTGCACAATACCTAATAGAGGAAGAAAAAAAAGAATACGATTTATTAATCGGTACATCCACAGGTAGTTTACTAACACCATTTATCGCGATAAAAAAAATGGATACATTAAAAGAAGCTTATACTACGGTTACTCAGGATGATATATTTAAAATTAACCCCTTTAAAATCTTAAAAGATGATAATGGATCAACTAAGATTGGTATTAACTACCTTAATGTGTTATGGAATGTTCTTGTTAGACGTAAAAACGCTTTCGGTGACGCTTCAAATCTAAGGACATTGATTAATACGTTTATGACTGAACGTGATTTTGAAATTATTAAAGATTCTAATAAAGAAGTATTAGCCTGTGTTACTAATATGACATTGGCACAAACAGAATATAAATCAACAAATGAATATGGGTGGAAAGATTATGGTGATTGGATGTTGGCTTCTTCGACAGTACCCCCTTTTATGGAACACGTCACTAAAGGTGGTTACGACTATGCGGATGGTGGTATTTTAGAAAACATTCCCATACAAGAAGCTATTAACAGAGGGGCAACGGAAATTGACGTTATTATATTAAAAAAGGAACACGATTCATTAGCACCAGAAAGAATTAGGAATCCTTTTCATTACCTATTACGATCAATTGATTTGATGATGACAGAGATTGGTAGAGATGATATTCGTATAGCTAACCTTAAAGCTAAAATAAAAGGTGATGTTAAAATTAACTTTTATTATACACCAAGAAAACTAACCAACAACTCATTAGTCTTTAATAAAGAAGCCATGACAGAATGGTGGGATGAGGGGTATGAATCAGCCAAACAAAAATATTATAAAACATATGAGTTGGCTCGTAGGAAAAAACCTAGATTAGTTTATGATGGTGTGAGTAAATGGTCTAGTTAATATCATCACCATAGATATCTTTCTTTACTGTACATTTCTCTTTTATAATCTTTTCTACAAAGGCGAACATCTTTAACCCATTATCTTCACAGTATTGTTTTAATAATTTATGTGTTTGTGGTGTTATTTTCAAGTTTTTATCCCTTTTCATTTATTTTCTTTTTAATGGGGTAATTTTGATTTTATAGGGGTAAATTTGATTTTATAGAGGTAAATTTGATTCTATAGGGGTAAATTTGATTTATTTGTGTTAATAATAATATATTATTATACATTATATATGTGTATTATACCCTAAATTTTAGAATAATAAATAGTAAGTATGACAAAAGTATGAAAAAAGTCATACTAATTTTGTAATATACACTACAAAATAAAATTTTTCAAAAAAACTCGCATATTTATAAATAAAGAATTACATAATATAATATAAAAAAATAAAATTAAATGGCATCAACAGATAGAATATTTGTAAGTCCAGGTGTTTTTACATCAGAGAAGGATTTAACATTCGTAACTAGACAAGTAGGGGTAACTACATTAGGGTTATTAGGAGAAACACCTAAAGGTCCAGCTTTTGAACCAGTCTTTATTTCTAATTACGATGAGTTTATTAGTTATTTTGGTGGGTTAAACGCTGAAAAATTTAAAGGTAATGGGTTTCAAAAATATGAACTCAATTACATTGCAAAATCATTTTTGACACAAACAAACCAACTATGGGTGAGTAGGGTTTTAGGTTTGTCTGGATATGACGCAGGAAATGCGTGGTCAATAACATTGGATTCCGCTGAGGATCCTACAACCGTTGCTAGTACATTTACAGGTGATACAGGTGTTTTAAATTATACAGCATCTACAGGTGGCACACCAGTTATAATGGACTTCACTGATGATAATCTACAAGCATTATATGATGATGGTCAATTAACCTCAACATTCGCTAGTATAGGTTTAGCAACAACCGCAACTACATTTTCAATTACGGATCCAGTATACGTAAAAACTATGTGTAATTTTAGTGGTGCTACTTTTGACTTAGAAGTTACCGCCGCTGGAACATCAGGGACATTTGCAACAGGTACCACTTCAGGTAGTGTGGTAACATATACCGCTAGTTGTTTAACAGACATCGATGGTTCAGTTATTGCAACACTTAGATCGAGAGGAACTTATAACGGAGCTGAACAATTAGTGTTTGATATTACTGGTTCTACAGACGTTGCGATGTTTAACACCTCAAACCTTCCAAGTAACTCATTAGCGTCCTTCCAAATTACAGGTACTACTAGTGCTGGGTTATCTATTGATTATGACGTTTCAATGGATAAAACATCTAAAAATTACTTACCTAAAGTATTCGGTAGTTCGGTTCAAGATAAAGAGACTGAGTTATGGGTAGAAGAAATTTATGGTAATGTATTAGAAGACTTAATTACCAACGGAAAGGTAAGGGGATTAGATATTGATTTTGTTGAGATTGGTTCTGAGACTACAGATAGCTTAAATGATTATAAAGAAAAATGGTTATCGGCTTATTCACCTTGGGTTTTATCGGAACTTAAAGGTACAGGTGCAGGTTCCACATTACAAAGACTATTTAGGTTTATTACGATATCAGATGGTAATGCGGCTAACGAAGACGTTAAATTCTCAATTATAAACATTAGACCAGATAACAAAACTTTTGATTTAATGGTTAGAAACTTTAATGACACTGACGCTAATCCGTCAGTTGTAGAAAAATTCTCTAACTTATCTATGGATAGTACATCAAATGGTTACATAGCTAGAAAAATTGGTACTACTGATGGTGAATATCCGTTAAGAAGTAAATATATAATGGTGGAATTATATGATGAAAATGATCCAGATTTAAAGAACCATTTTCCAGCTGGATTCGAGGGTGTGTTAAATAGAACATATGTAGGTAGTAATCGTACCGCAATCGCACCAAAGATAGAATATAAAACTGCTTATTCTGAATTTACCACTTCTAAACTAAGAAAAACTTATTTAGGGTTAAATTCAACTATAGGTGTTGATCAAGACTTCTTCGACTATAAAGGTATAAAAGCAGTTAGTGTTGGTGTTACCGATGCTAACGGTAAAAACACATATAGTGGTAGAACAGATGGGTTCCATTTAGATGTGAACTCAACTAGCGGTGTTATTGATGCGGGTGTTAACACATACACACCATCATTACAAGTTGGTGTATCAGCATTTACTACAGACAGTGGTTTAGTCGGTGGACCATATGAAAAATTAGCAGCTAGGAAATTTACATTCACATCTTTCGGTGGATATGATGGGTGGGATGAATATAGAACACAAAGAACAAATGGTGATAATTATACCAAAACAGGTAGTAAAGGATCTACAGGATTTCAAAGTGGTTTGTTTGATACGTATGTTACTTCTGAGGGAGATGATGGTATCACTTCTGATTACTACGCATTCTTAGATGGTATTTATACATATAATAACCCAGAAGCGGTTAACATTAATGTATTCGCTTCACCAGGGTTAGATTTACAGAATCAAATTAGTTTAGTAGAGGGTGCTGTGGATATGGTTGAGGTTGATAGAGCGGATTCGCTTTATGTTATGACCACACCAGATGTTGATGCAGATAACGTACCATTAACAGTTGGTGAGGCGGTTGACTTAGTAGAAGATTCGGGAATCGATTCAAACTATTCAGCAACATACTGGCCATGGTTACAGATGAATGATACAGAAAATAACAGATACGTATGGTTACCACCTACTGTTGAAGTTATGAGAAACATTGCACTGACAGATAACGTAGCGTTCCCTTGGTTCGCAGCAGCTGGTTTAAATAGAGGAACAACAAACGCAGTTAAAGCGAGAGTGAAACTTAGATTGGATGATAGAGATACTTTATATGAAGGAAGAATTAACCCAATGGCTACATTCTCTGATGTTGGTGTTGTAATCTTTGGTAACAAAACGTTACAAGTTAAAGAAACAGCTCTTAACAGAATTAATGTTAGAAGATTGTTACTACAAGCTAGAAAACTTATATCAGCGGTCTCAATCAGATTGTTATTCGAACAAAATGATGAGGTTGTAAGAAATCAGTTCTTAAGTTTAGTTAATCCAATTTTGGATAACATTAGAAAGGAAAGAGGTTTAACAGACTTTAGGGTTACGTTGGATGATACTCCAGAATCAATTGATAGAAATGAGTTAAATGGTAGGGTATTTATCAAACCAACAAGATCGTTAGAATACATTAGTATCGAATTTAACATCACTAACACTGGAGCAAACTTTGATGATATATAAATTTAAAATGAATTTAAATGAAATTTACATATTTATATAAAAAAAGATAATAACGTAAATTACTATTAGTAGATAAAATTGATTATTGATATAAAATGAAAATGATATGAATTATAAAAAAAGAATTAACGAAACGAATTTTATGCGTAGAATGATGGGGCTACAACCCATTAATGAGAACGCACCAAAATCGTTAAATGAAAGTGTGGCTTTATCACCAATGCGTAAAAGAATTTCGGAAGTATTACCTTCTTACGATAATTGGGCAGCAAACTCAGACAAAGATACTATATATATTAAACGTGGTGATGAATTAATGTCCACAATAAAACCATCATCTGATGATAGATATTTTGAAATACGACCAACAAAAAACTGGGGTGGGGCACGAAACGCAGGTTCAGGACTGGTAATAATTAACGATGTACTTCCAAATGAAGAACAAACTATAAATTGGGTGTTTAAGAATTTTGGGAAAGCTGCACCAATAGAGAATTCTACGACACCATCTAATGATGATATGTCTGGACCTGTTGATCTACCATCACCTGATATGTCTGGTAATGATGATATGTCTGGTAATGATGATTCAAGTACCGAACCTAAAATTCAAGAGAAGTGGTGTAAAAGAAATTTAGACATTGATTGGTATTTCGATAAATTAAAAATGGGGAAAGGTTACCTTAAAAAAGGTGATTGTGGAGAAGCTGTTGAGGTAGCTCAAGATCATATGAATGAGTATGAAGGGTCTGAAGTTATCGATGTTGACGGTGCTTATGGTAACAACACTATTAAAGAAGTTAAAATAGTACAAGGTGAATTAGAACTTAAAGATGATGGGTATTATGGTAAAAAAACACATGATGCTTTAATTAGTGCAATTGGAGCAGGAAAAGGGTCACCCGATCAACCAGAAGATGATATTAACACTGAGATTGGACCTGAGATTGGACCTGAGATTGTACCTGATGTTGTACCTGATGTTAACACTGATGTTGAAGCAGATTTTGACCCTAATGAACCTCTACCAAATGTCTTCCCAAGTAGGAAAGAAGAAAAAGAAATTGAAAAACAACTTGATGCAGAATTCGAAAATAAAGCTAAAGAAAAAGTAAAGAAGAGAAGAAGGTTAAAAATTAGAAACCCTTTTAAGAAGAGAAGTAAGGGTAAGTCTAAATACAACGTAAACGAACAAAAAACCATGAGAATTAAAAAGGATGGTAATATTATAAATCTAACAGAGTCAGATTTAAGACGTATTGTAAAAAAAGTAATAAAATAAAACCTTAAACAAATAAATTAATAATTAAACCCACTATATGTGGGTTTTTTTATTTCCAAGAATATTTATAAGAATATGAAAGTTAAACTTACCGAATCTCAATATAAATTATTAAAAGAATTTAAAAAAAGAGCTTACTCTTTTGATTGGGACGATAATATTCTTATGATGCCAACAAGAATTCATTTGGATTATAGTGTTAATGGTTTAGCTTGGGTTCCAGTATCCGTATCAACAGAAGAATTTAGAAGTATTAGACATAAGTTAGGTACGGAGTTTAGATTTTTAAATGATAATGAGGGTGAAGCGTTTAAAGATTTTAAAGAATATGATGCCTTTATAAGTGACACTAAAGAAGCGTTAGATAGTCGTAGATATGGACCTAGTTTTAATAAGTTTAAAGAAGCTTTAATTAGTGGTAGCGACTTCTCTATTATAACTGCCAGATCAAACCCACCACGAGCGATTAAAGACGGTATAAAGTTAATTATTCGAAAATCCTTTAGTTATGATGAACAAGAAGAGATGAAAAACAATTTAAATGGGGTAACAATGGACGAATATCTTAATTTACAAGATTACCACCCAGTTTCTTCAGAAGAATTTATTAATAAATGGGGGTTGGATATAGATTCCACAAACCCAGAAGAGGGTAAGAAGATAGCGTTCGAAGATTTTGTTGATAGGGTTGTAGATAGAGTTAGTTCATATCAAGATACCAATGATTTTGAAGGTATTAGTATTGGGTTTAGTGATGATGATATCAGTAACGTTGAGGTTGTTGAAAAGTTAATAGAAGAAAAATTAAAACAGAAATATCCTGATATAAAGTTCTTGGTGTATGATACCTCAGACCCAGACAATCCAAAAAAGAAGAAAATGATTATAAAGAGGTAACTTTTTATAAGTTACTTATATTTATATAAAAAGATAATAATATTAATATATTATGAAAATTAAGAAAGAAGGTGAAATAATAACATTAACCGAATCCGACATCAAAAGGATTATTAAGAAAAAGATATCTTTAGATGAAGGATTACGATCTAAATTAAAAGGTATTGGTGGAATGTTTAAAGGTACAGGGTATAGTTATACAAAATACGCTTACGAATTATCTGGTGCTTTAAAAGAATTAAATGAAGAGTTAGAGGAGACTATAATTGAGGTTGGAAAAATCGTTGATAAATCCAATAAATCTAAAATGTCCAATGTTTCTTATGATAGATTATCAAAACATGTTGATGACGCTTTAGATGCGTATAAGATGGTTATTGGTGTTAATGATGTTATAATTGAAGACCTAGATTTTTCTGTTAGTAATGAAAGAGGAGATGAAAGACCGGCTGATAATGTAGAACCTCAGTTTGATAGAGGGTAATTAAATAAAAAAATAAAAATAAAAAAAATGAAAATTAAGAAAAACGGAAAAGTTATAAATCTAACAGAGTCAGATTTAAGACGTATTGTAAAAAAAGTAATAAAAGAACAAGATGAAGCTCCAGTTGCCGATGCTACCACAGGTGGGAAGAGACAATGGGAGTTTCCGTTTAAACCTGGCGGAGCATCACATGTTAAATTACCGGGTACTGTATTAATATATAAGACACAACTTGAAGACCCAAAAACTAAAAAACTTAAATTACCCTTTTATTCAGTATATGTAAAAAATAAAGAAGGTCGAGTTAGTGCTGGGAAGGTATTCTCTAATGGTAAATGGCAAAGGGCTATTCAATCCATAGACTTCTTAAGGTTAGTGGGTGCTTGTCAGGATGAAGATTGTAGTAAGAAGGATTCAACTGTTTTTGCAACCATAAAAAAGGGTTTTCAAGATTCTATTGGGATCGTTCCATTTAATTAATATTAAGACCATTTAAAAATTAAAAAGGTGGGAATTCCCACCTTTTTAATTTACCGTACCCAATTTTTAAACTATTATTTACAACTTTTTCCAACTTAAACTCTCACCTTCATAACCAGAATCAAGACCAAATATTTTATTTAAATCACCGTCTATATATGAGTTTTCGTGTAGATTATCGTTAATTGTGATTCCTCTAACTTTACCAGCCCAACTATAATAAATTTGTACGTTATCGTATCTTTCTGAATTAGGATATAGAATAGTTATTTTATATTTTGAACCAAAATTGTGATTAGAATTGTCATAATATTCTTTATCAATTCTAAGTATTGTTAAATCTTTGGATCGAACATTTAAATATTTCTTAATGAATTGTTTGAAGTATTCTTTGTCCTCACTTAGTTCGTATTTATCATCACTTAAACCATAAAAGGTTATATCATCTTCTTGAGCCAAATCTAATAAGGGTGTTACATCACCTGTTTCGATGTATTTCACCAGTTCATTGGTAAATGATGTTTCAAAATTCTTTTTGATTACACTTCTTTGGGTTAGTGAGTTTTTTCTTGTTACCGTATCTTCTCTCACTTCAGCTGATACACCAATTGTTAATCCAATTAGGATTCCGAGTATTAAAATTATTTTTTTCATAGTTGTTTATTTTTTAGTTGTTACAAATATAAGCCAAACTTTTCGATATCGCGCTATGTTTTGTAATAAATTTTATTTTTTTTCTACATTTTTATTAAAAATCCCCATAAATAGGGTGTTTTACAAAGAAATTTCTTTATTATTATAAATATAAACTAAATTTCCACAATCATATATACGATATATTCCCCTATCATACATAATTTCTCTTTCAGTTTTTTTAATGTCAAACCCAGACTCAACCAATAAATTCTTACGATATTTAAATCTATGTTCCCTTTCATTGTTAACAACATAAAAATAGTTTGGTGTTGAGTTGTGTGTTTTATTAAACCCTAATTGATCATATAAGTTACCTTGTGACCACCTTCTATCAGCGTAACTTATTAATTGGTTTGGTTTATAGTTTTTAATAAAGTGTTTAAATAGTTTACTAGCCCCACCGATAACAGAATGATTAACTTTATTACAGAACCTTAATAACTCCCATTCATTTTTAACACCATTCATAACAACCCTACCTTTACCGAATGTCATTATCGACACCAGTTCATCATTATAATATAAACCTAAATTAACTTTACTACCTATTGTACCTTGAATATGGTTATCATTTAAGAATTTTGTTTTATCTTTAGTATTAACTTCTTTTATTATACATTTTCTACCATATACTTTATTATCAGTTAATTTAAATAAGTTTTTTAATCTACTTTTAACAATATCCTTGTTATTAACCCATTCGTCTTCAAAGATATGTATTAGGTGTATTCCTTTGGACTCACACACATCAGTTTTATTTAAATGGTAATCCTTATCAACATATTTCTCACAATGCCAATACAAACCATTAAATTCTATACCAATATTAAAATCAGGTAATAGTATGTCAATCTCCTTACCATTAAGAATATCTCTATCACCCTTAATAAGGTTTAATCCCAAAGATGATAAGAAATCTGTTAGTTCCTTTTCTTTTATAGATTTTAACTCACTTACAGGGTTACATATCGTACAAGGGTTTATACCATTTTTAAATCTATAGAACAATAGACCCCTATCTATATCATATTCACCATTACAGTTATTACATTTAAGTTTAACATAATCACCAGAATCGTCAATAACATTCAACCCCTTATATTTTTCATTAAAATTAATTAGTTTTGAACTTTGGTTCTTTTTACGGGAGTTATTTAATAATAGTGTATTGGTTACACCATATTTGTTGAGGTTAGTGTTTTTCCTTTTTTCTACTACACTATCTAATTGGTTTGGGTTGGGTACACCTAACTTCTCTTTAGTTTTGGTTTGTATGTATTCACTATCTTTAAATATATTAGTAACACCATACCTTTTTAAGTTTGTCTGTTCTATTTTTTTCTTTATATCCTTATCCCTTATTGGTGAACCACCATATTTTCTGTTAAATGTTTCTTTAACGTTGTTTTTATGATCTTCGTGTTGGTTTGTACATTTTATGGAACAATAACTACCATACCCCTCTCTTAAACTTTTCTTAAACTTTAATTTTTTATCACAATTTTTACATATGGGGGTATCACTTAATTTATTTATGAAGATATATATTTTTTCTTTAAACGGAATAACCCCATTTAAGTTTATACTATCACAATAAAGGTTAATTGAATTATATATTTCATTATAATTATTTTCAATATAAGATTCTCTGGTTTTTAATCCAGCTTTATTATTTTCTAAAAAAAACTTTTTATAATCCACTTTTTTTGGTTTTTAGATATTTATTAATAAAGGTAATGAAAAAACTTATCAAATACAATAATAAATATAAAAAAAATTAAAAAATGGCGGATTTATTAATGCGAATGCCTGTTCCTTATGAACCATTAAGAAAGAATAGGTTTATTTTAAGGTTTCCCGATGAACTGGGAATACAAGAATGGTGGGTATCAACAACAAGCCGACCAAAATATACAAGTGATGAGGTATCTATACCTTTTCTAAATACTGAAACTTATGTTATCGGTAGATTTAGATGGGAAACAATCTCAGTTACATTTAGAGACCCAATCGGTCCTTCAGCTACACAAGCTTTAATGGAGTGGGTTAGACTACATTCAGAATCAGTAACAGGTAGACAGGGTTATGCCGCTGGATACAAAAAGGATGTTGAATTGGAAATGTTAGATCCAACTGGTGTTGTTGTTCAGAAATGGATTTTACAAGGAACTCAGTTAAATGATGCCGATTTCGGTTCATTAGATTATTCCTCTTCAGATTTGGCTGATATTACTTGTACACTCCGGTTTGACAGAGCAATAAATGTTTTCTAGAATTCCTTTATCAAACATAAGACTTTCCCTTTTACGTGTATATTTATATGTAAAAGGGATTTTTTATGCAACACAAATGTGAAATATGTGATAAAGACTTTGATTCATTATGGGGATTAT